CTTGCAAAGCGCCATAAATAGCGCTGGCATTGCGCTCTTTGGCTCTAATTATGCGTACACGGGCCACGGCGAAAAACCCGATTTTAAAAAAGCGGCGCATATTGGCGCTTGCGGCCATAGCAGCATGGAAAGCGCCCTTAAAGCTATCGCAAGGGCGGCGGGCGCAAAAGGCCAATTGCTAATTGTTTAAGGGGTTAAAAAATGGCGTTATCAGTGGAAAAGACTTTTCAGGGCGCGTGGCGTGTAAGCGCCATTATTAGCGGCTATTTAGTGCAAGAGCAATTTTTTGGCTATACCAAAAAAGAAGCCGTGGCAAGGTTCAAAGAGCAACATAAAGGGGCTAAAAATGGATAAATTTAGGACGAAAGCGGGGCGGCTTACGCCTTACGCTTTGGCTTGCGGGTATATTGAAACCAAAGAAGCGGGCGGCGTTACGCTTTCGCTCTTTTTAGACGGGTGTACCCATGTTCAAGCGCGGAGCGACGAAAAGGGGCGCTTTCTTTGGGAAAGTTTCGATACTATTACGCAAGGGCGGCGCTTTTTTGACGCGCAAGCGCGGCAGCTAAAGCAAGGGGCGCAAGCATGAAGCCCGCAATTTTTGGAAAGTGGCATTTTTGGCAAGCCGTGGGCGGCTTTCTTCTTTCTAATGAAGAAACCAAAGAGCTAAAGAGCTTTAAAACGGTAGACGCTGCCGTAAATTGGCTATTTTTTGCCGATAAAGAAGCGGCGCGGGCTATCAATAAACAATTCAAGGGGTAAAAAATGGAAGCGTATTTACAATTTAAAGGCGGGGAAAATGGCCCCTTTTTGACGCAAAGCGTGGCGGTTAAAGAGAAGCCGCTACCGTGGCAAGAGCGCGGGTTAAGTTACACCGCCACGGGTTACGGGCGCAAGATACCCACGCGCTATATGGTGCAAAGCGGGGGCAAGTGGCGGCGGGTGTATTGCTGCATTTTCTCAAATAGTGGCACGTTATATATCGGCAAGCTATCGCCGCAAGCCGTCACCGTCACAATTGAAACTTAAAGGGGCAAGCATGAAAAAGCCAACTTACAAAGAATTAGAGCGAAAAATTAAAGAATTAGAAGCTCTTTCGGCAGTAAACACCCGCGCCGCCTTGCGTGACATAGAAAAGGCGGGGGATTGTTTAACGGCGGGCGCTCTAATTGTGCAACTTTCGGCACTTGGAGGGCGGGCAATTTGCGCCCCCTTTGCTATCCGTGACGGTTTAAGCGCCGCCACAATTCAAGCAATTAAAAACGATATACAAAAAAGCATGGCCCTTGCGGGCTTTAAGGGGTAACGCATGAAAACTGATTTCAAAGTATACAAACGCAAAATTTACCTATGGGTAAAACAAAACTCTAATGTGCAAGATAGCGCCCACAAAGGCGGCTTGATTTTCTTTGCGGCTACAAACGCCGCGCCTACTTGCAAAGCGGCAGTGGCAAGGGCTAAAGAGTTGCACCCTAATTTTGATTTTGTCGCAAACTTTGCAAAGGGCTAAACATGAAAACAATAAAACGCTTTTTATGGGATATTTGCGATTATGCAACGCCGCGCCACATGGTAATTTTTAGGGCGGCGGCGTGGCTTCTTGCGGCTTTGGGGTGCAATTACTGGAAAGATAGCGCGGATTATTTGCAAGGTTAAAGCCGCCCCCGTGGGCGGTTTTTTCTTTGCGGCTTTTTGTAAGCGGCTCTAAAACGGGCGCGGCTTAACCGTGGGCGCGGCTCTTTGGGGCGGCGCGGGTTAAGCGTGGGCGGCTCTTTGCGCGTAACGGCGCAAGGTTAGAGCGTGGGCGTTTTGCGTATAGGCGCAAGGCGTAACCGTGGGCGGCTTACAAAAGGCGGCGCGGAGTATTTGCGGCGGCGCAAGGCGCAAGCGTGGGCGGCTCTTTGTGGGCGGTCTATGCAAGGCGGCGGGCGGCAGCTATACAAAAGCGCGGCGGGGTTTATCGGCCACGCTTTGCGGCCATGCCAAAGAAAAGGCGGGCGCGTATGGCGGCAGCTTTAAGGCGTGGCGGCGGCGTTTTGCTGCCGTGGCGGGTGTAAATAAGGCCCAAAGCGGGCGGGCAAGAGCCTAAAAAACGGGGCTTTTGCGGGGTTTGCGGGGGCTTTTGTGGGTATGGCGGCAGCGTGGCGGCGGGTTATCAAAAGCGCGGGGCAAAGCCTTAAAACGGGGCTTTTGCGGGCGTTTTGGGCGGCGCGGCGTTGCGTGGCAAAGCGTGGAAATTTTGCGGCGGCATGAAGCGCGGCGGGCTTTTTCTATATGAATCAAGCACTTACACGCGCTTTGCAAACATTTTCTAGCCGTGAAACACCAAAAAAAATGTTTCACGGCCAAAATAAATGACACCCCTACACCCGAGGTTTTTGGAAAAAAAATTGAGAGCTTAATTTCTGGGTGGAATTTTTTTCAAAAACAAAGTCAGTCGATTGACACTATTTTTTTATTTCCATCAGGGTCAACTGCTCTACAAAATTGACCCCCACCAATGCAAAAGGGCCGTCAAAACCTACACAGGGTAGGCTTTGACTGTTCGCAATGATTCAGCCATTCCCACGGCTGTCTGCAAACTTACTTGAGGAAGCGCAGCTTATAGATGGTTGAGTCAATCAATGCTGCCATCTCGTCAGCAATGTTTTGCAACTCAGAATCTTGAGGGAAGTTGCCTGAACTACGGCAACGAGCCAATTCGTCTTTCAGGTACATCATGTAGGAGATTGGGTCTTCTGCCAACTTGAACACAGGACGGTAATCAGTCAGCAGGCCGTACTTGCCTTGGAACGCCTCAACAAAGCCGTCAATAAGGTCGCCCATATTTTCGTAAAACTTTTGGAGCGCCTTGTGGGTCGAGTAGCTGGTGGTTGAAAAGTGCATGATGTGGGTGTTTGTGATGCTGTGGAGCATACACATCACCAAATCCATTACGGGGTCGGAGTTCTGTTGATACTGTTGCTCAATGCTGGCTGTATATTTCTTCATTCCAGATGTCCTCGTACTGTTGGTCGAATGGGATTGGCACTTCACTAGGCCACATCCCTGATTGGGTCAATTTTCTCACGGTTCTGTAATGGGCGACAACCCATAGCTTCATTCTTTGCTCACGGCTCAACAAGTGGCCTTGGTCAATGGCGTGGTGACAGGTCTGGCAAAGGGCGGCAATATGGCTGTCATCAGCCTTGATTGACCTACCCTTGCCGCCTCCCCAATTGGTGTGAGCAGCCTGAATCCCATAGTCTGAGCCACAGGATTGGCAGGATAAAGTCCTCACTGCCTTGAGCAGCTTGGGGCTACGGACGTATTCGTGCTTTGGGTACATCATGGCTTATATCCTGCCCACAAGAATAATGTGTAGTACATCTGTTTTTGCCAATTCATCTCAGGATAGTGCTGTTGCCATTCAAATATCCATTCCGCTCGTTTTAACAATTGCTGCTTTGTCATGGCTTACTCAATGTGCGTAACGTATTTTCCGTGGCTCTTGAGGTAGTTACGGGTCTTCTCAATCATCTGTTGGTACTTTGCCCTTGAGACACTGGTTCTTTGTAGGTCATGGTATTCCATGATGTCACCCAATGCTCTCAGACCTTCACCAGACAATCCCATACGCTTTGTGGCTTCGTATCGTTTGGCAGCGCGATGGAGTGCTTCATTGGCTGCTTCACAATGGTCGAGGACTTCGGGGCCAATCCCGTTTCTGCCCATCATCTCAGCAATGTTCATCATGTCCACAAGCACTTGCCACTCTTGAACACCAGCTTCACCAGTCTTCATGGCTTCCAAGGCTTTAACCTCACCAACGCGAAGTTGGTTCAATGAGTTTGTGTCTGTGATGCAAGCGCCAGCAATAGCATGGGCGATTGGGTTGATGTCTGTTGACCACACACGGCGGCGGCAGCGTTTTCTCATTTCTTCTCCACAATTCCGTGAGCCGCTTCCACAGCTCTAGCAAATTCCCATACACGGTCAATCCATGCGTCTTCGGATGGTGTTGCAATCCATATTTCTTGAAGTTGCTGCCATGTCAAAGGCTCCTGCTCTGGCTTTGGAAACCCGTAAGCAATAAAAACCTCGTCATATTGGTCATGCTCTGGTTGTGTCAACTTGTCTTTCAAGTATTGAACAGCGTCTTCATGCGTGAACGACTCTGAGCCACCATCAATGATGGAGCGCAGTTCTTCGTATAGCTTCGCGGTATTGTCTGGCTGTGCCAAGGCTTCTTTGACCGTTTCAATGTCAGCAAGGATGTTGATTCGTTCCGCTTCTGTTGCAGGATGACGTTGATATTTGCAATCATGGTCTTCAAGTCGCTCATTCATGTAATCAATGGCGATGTTCAATGCTTTTGTTTGTGCTGTCATGCCATCCACCTTTGCTCAATTGAACACCATGCAACGTGCTGTGATTCAGTTATTACATGACCAGCCACAACATCATCCAATTGACCGCCTAATTGAAAATACCTGTCGTCACGAAAGCACATTAACTTATCGCCTTGTTCAAGCTCTACAAGCACATGACGTTTGCCATTCTTTAGCTGTTTTTCATGTTTGATTTTCATAGTGGAGCCTCTGGCAACTGTGCGCGTTGTTGTTGCGCGTATTCTTTGATTTGCTTTGCAGTCCACGGAGTTGGTGGATGCGTTGGAAACGGCCATACTGTCATATCTTGTCCTATCTTGTGTAACCCTTGATTGGGTTGAGATAACTATACCATAGTTATTGCCAATCTGGTTCTTTGATGTCGATTCCGTTGGTTGCAGACCACATCAGCAGCCATTCGATGAACTCAGCGCCTTCGGCTTTGGTGAACTTTCGGCTTTGGATTCCAAGCTGAATGACATCCCCTCCATCCAATGAAGCGACCAAATCTCCTCGGTTACGCCCTGAGTCTTTGGCCCATTGGTCAATGAGAAGTCGCTTCCACGCTTCAACGTCCCATTTCGCTCCTGCATGGCTTGCCTGCTTCGCAATCTGCCCAATGATGGCGTGGAATTTCTTGTTTTGCGGGTCACTGCGATGTTCCTCAGTGACCTCCAATATGACTTTCTTGCCGCCATAGATTGATTCCTTGATGATGTTCCACACCGCCAACATGGTGGCGTGGGCTTGCTTTTCTTCGTAGAGCTTGTACTTCATACCAAGTCCACAAATTCAGACCAAAACTCTTGGCCTTCCCATGTCTGAGTCCAACTTTGGAAACAGTACACGGCATACTTCATGGATGAGCTTTTTCTATCCCTTGCTCCCCTGACTGATTGAGCGGCCATTGATGCCGAAATCAGTTCAGGGAGTCCAAGCTCACACAGATGCTCGTAGTATTCTTGTCTTGTCATATCAAACTCTCTCTTTCTTTTCTTTTTTGTCTTGCGTCACGATGACGTTTATTGTTTGCCTCTTTGCACAGGTCGCACCGACATTTATATGCCTCATATCCTGTGCGCGTTCCATGCTGCATTTCAAACAAATATCCAGCTTTCAACGCTTTTTCAGGACTCATCCGGTTCAACCTACGCGATAAAGTGTCCTGTCTTATTCCAAGACTTTCTGCCCATTGAGACAATGTTTTTGTGACACCATCTTTTGTCACCAAACGATTTCGTCTTTGATTGTTGAGCTGCTGTTTCATGGTCACCCATCGGCAATTCTCTTTGCAGTAATTTCCATTGCTGTCAATTCTGTCTAAAGACATCCCAACAAGAGATTCACCCATGTCTCTCACAAAAGCGTCAAAATCATTTTTCCATTCATCGCAAACAGTGATACCTCTGCCGCCATAGTTGTGGAACGCAACATGATTTTTGTCATAGCACCGACTCCTCATGTTGCGCCAACAGTAGTAGGTCTTGGTATTGGTTGGGTTAGCCCATTTTCCTCTTGCCGCCACGTTGGTTCCCCTTCATGTCATTGAACATAAGCTCAGTATAACCTAAGATGTCAACTACATTATCAAGATATTCAGGGTCACCATTTAACATTCGTGAAATTTTGTGCTGCACCATTTCCAAAGCCTCTTGTTGGGCATAGGTTAACAATTCCCAATTCTTTGCACTACGCATTGTTTGCTTCAACATTTGGCTGATTTCAGCGTTGTCGGCAAACTCGCCGTAACGAGAGCCACGTTCTTTGAGGGTCTTCTGTATTGTCATGCTATCTCCACGATAAGTTTACGGGTTGATTTATCGCCAAATTGACGATGGATTTCGATGGGTTGAAAGAACTTGTCATTCACCATCAAGGCATCTGACAGTCCATCCAACGCACCTTTAGCTGCCGCTAGGCAGTTATCAGCATCACGCATCCGTTTGTCGGGCATGATGAATGTCAGCTTGAGGC